TACCAGATGCAGCTACTCCTGTTTATGCTAAGTATTTTTATGATACTGAAATGGTAGACATTCATTATCAAGCTCCATCCATTGATCCTACTATTTATGGTGGGTCTGATCAGGTTATGAAAATTCCTGATCTTAATATTGATATTTCAATGTCAACTATTCAGGCCATTCCTAGAAAGTTAAAGGCTGTTTGGTCAAGTGAGTCCATGGATGATCTTAAAGATTTCTATGGTCTTGATGCAGAGACTGAACTGGTTGCTGGTATTTCTAATGAAATATCTCTGGAACTTGATAGGGAAATCGTTGGAGATTTGTATAATGGTGCAGCTCATTCAGCAACTTATACATACGGGCCGAACTTTGGTGGTGCAAATGTTCTAAGTGAATTACAGTCGATTCGTGAATTACTTACTGTTATTGATGCTGTTTCTGCACGTATTCATAAAACTACCATGAGATCACCTGCTAACTTTATTGTAACATCTACTGCAATTGGATCATTGCTTAGTCAGTTGACTTCTCATGCAGATTTTATGATGGTTAACAAAGTTGAAACATCAGTGGTTAATCCCACTTATGGCGTTATGAATTCAAATTTTGGTATTCAAAGACTTGGAACACTGATGAACAAATATCTTGTTTTCCAAGATCCAACAATGCTTGATAGTCAATTACTTGTAGGACTTAAGGGATCTACATTCCTTGATGCAGGTTATGTGTTTGCACCATATATTCCTCTTCAGGTTACACCAACATTCCTTAACCCTAGTGATCAAAAATACAGTAAGGGTTTACGTACAAGATATGCTAAAAAAATGCTCAGAAATGAGTATTATGGTAAAGTAATGGTAAACGGACTCCCAACTGTAGTAACAGTTTAATTTGTAAGTTACTTTGGTTAAGTTTTTCTAAGAGCCATGTCGCTTTATCGTGGCATGGCTTTTTTTTTTGAGGTGTATAATGAAATATAAATTGGCAAAACATTTGAGACATTTTGAAGAATTTCCTATTCAGGCAGATATGACCATCCATGCTAGATTAAGTGACAATGTGATATTTCATAAAGATGAAGAAATTGATACAGATATTGACTTGTCTCATGCTGTTGAATATGGTAGTCTTATTGAAGTTGGAGAAAGTATTAAATTGGAAGAAATTTCAAAAACTGTACCTGATTCTAATGAAGAAGATATTGAACCTGAAGAAGATATTGAATCTGAAGAAGATATTGAGTCTGAAGAAGATATTGAACCTGAAGAAGATATTGAATCTAAAGAAGATATTGAACCTGAAAATGATGATAAAGTTAATCTCAAAACGGTTAAAAATTTGAAAAAAATCAAAAAAAGAACCAAATAAGGACTAAAAAAAATGTTTAATTCAGAGCGAATAGATGATTTAGGTTTGTTAAATGTTGTAAAAGCAAGTCAAATTGGTTTAGGTGAAATTATTGATGTTTATACTCAAAAAGGAAGATATTTGATTACTGGTAAAGTGCAGGCAATATTTCCTAGAATTGGGGTTCAGATCTCATCGTTAAATCCAGATGTGGGAATTACATCCCGTGAACTTGGAGCATTATCAGTAAATACCATAACTAAAAATACTGCTATTGTTGATCGTTTTGAAAAAATTTATGATCCAGATCTTTATGTTTTTGTGTTACCTAATAGTGAAGAGGAAGTAATATTACCAAATGACAATATCGTAGAAATTGGTGGGGTAAAAGCTCCTGAAAAACCCAAGGATAACGAAAAAGCGAAATCAATTTCGTCAATAAAAGATACTGTTAAAATCAAAGGTTCAGATGTAAATGTAGATAATTTACCTATTGAGGTTAAAAATAAAGTAATGGGTCTTCAGGAAATTGATGAAGAGCAAATGAATTCTATTATATCTGCTATTAGTGATTCAGCATTATCAGTGATGAAACGAATTGGCATTAAAGACACTATAATTTTTCCTAAAATAGTGGAAATTCAAAAAGCTGTAACATCAGTACTTGGAACTAAATAATGAAAACTCTTGCCAAATTATTTGAGGAAATAAAAGTTGCTTTATCAGTAACTGGTTCAATAGGTATGAAGAACCAATATGCTCAAAGGTATGGCAAAAAACAAAAAGATAAACTTTGGAGAAAAACCAATGCCACAAAATGAAGAATCTATTAAAGATTTTATCAAAAACAGGTTTGGTTTTGGAGTAGTTGATGTTGAACTTACAGATAGTCAATTAAACCATGCTATAGGTGAAGGCAAGAGGTGGTTTTGTACATATCAAAGTCAGACTAAATTTTTAGTAATACCTAGCGTTTCTGGAGATTTTATTGATGTGCCAGAAGATTGCGATAATGTAGTTGATGTTTTGTTTGAAGATCAAAGTATTGCCAGTTTTTTTGATTGGGCTGGTATTGGATGGAATGCGTATGATCCTTTTTTCGGAAATAGTTCTATTGGTGGTTATGGAAATACTGCGAATGCTTTTTCGGATTATATAATGTTAATGCAACGCTGGGAAATAGGTAGAAATGTGTTAGGTATGGATACAGATTGGGAATATTCATCTTATGATCGAAAAATTAAACTCTATCCTTCGGCACATAGTGTAGGTAAAAATGTTGCAATTATTTATTCTGTGAATGCAGAATATTTAAAATTAGAAAAATTACATAGTAAATTTTATAGATTAGTCAGTGAATATAGTTATGCTATAGCAATGGAAACATTGGGATATATCAGAAGTAAATACTCTGATTTACCAAGTGCTACAGGCACATTAACACTCAATGGCGATACTTTATTATCTAATGCAGAAATATTACGCATGGGATTATACGAACAAATAACAAAAATCAGAGGAGTTACTGGTTTTATCGTGAGGTAGAGATATGGCAATTTTATTTAAAATGGAAGATATTGAAGTTATGGTAATTGCAAAACAATTACTTGATGACCAGAATTTAACCTATGAAGCAGATACTTCAATACTAAATGAAGATATTGGAACTCCATGGTATAATCTCATAGTAAACATTGAGACTAATGAAGATTTTGAATCTATATTAGATGTGCTGGATGATATGGAATTCCTACATGAAGGTAAACAAAGAGCCTCTGATATGTTAATGACAGAAGCATTTAAATTTAATAAATATCACGACAAAACAGGTAAATTTGTTGGTTGTGCTGGTATGGCTAAAGGTGGAAGTAAAGTTGTGCATGGTAAGAAAAAAATGATGGCTAATGGAACTAAAATTGGCAAAGATGGTAAATGTACAGTTTTATTTAAAAGGCCATATAATGATGGATGGAAATCAGATGAATGTGGCCGTGCAGCTAGAAAAAAGGGATTTGATAGACAATGCTATTCTGGAAAAGTTGTTCATGGTAGTATGAAAAAACTCAAGAAAAAACTCTCAGGCATCAAAAAATCCACGAGAAAATAAATTATGGCATTATATGGTGATCAAGACAAAACTGTAATGAGGCGTTGGGAAGAAGAACGTTATTCGTTAACTGGTCAAGATTGCGAATATTATTCTTTAATAAGGGGTAGTAATGTTGATCCTCTATATAATGAGCCATATCCAGATACTTCTACTGGAGCATTAGGAGAGCAATTCAGACTTAATTTCACATTTATTGGAGCTATAACATATCAAGAAAGAGATAACAGAGATCCTGCTGTGAGAGATGAAGGTTTTTATGCTGAATATGACGCTGAATTGTATGTTGCAATTAATGAGTGGGAAAAGACTGCTGGAACAGAATTTCAACCTAAAGAAGGTGACGTTATTTATGGCATGGGTTTGTTTTTTGATGTTGTCAAAAAGGGAACTGGTGGTAATATCATAGATACTGTCAAATATGTAGGTTATCAACTGATGCTGAAAAGACGTACTAAATTTGTACCAGAGAGAAAGCAGAACATGTGATGGATAGAATTCAGATTGCTGTACATAATGGTGTTAGTTTTATTTGCGCTAATTGCGATAAATATTGGTGGGGGCAGGCAAGAGGATTAGATACGTGTAAAGCAGGATTTGAAGGCAAGGAATGTTCTGGTATTGGCAAGTTTAAAGATTTTCCTGAATATGAAGGAGTATTAAAAGGACATTTCCATCAGTATTGTTTTGTATGTGGCAAAAAGCCAGATTTTTTAATAGAAATTCCTATAGGAAATGGATTAGTAAGAAATTTTGGAGTTTGTGAAAAAGACAGACATATTTTATTTGATTTTAGGTTAAGTGAACATATGCCTAATAATAGACCACGACATCAGGTTAGAAAAAAAGGTTCATTATGAAAATTGAAGAAAACATAAATGAAATTAAAAACATTTTAGAAGGTATTGCACCTATTGGAATGATTAAAATTGGATTTGGACAAAATAAAGTAAATCCTGAAAGCGTGAATCCCAAATTTGAAAATGATAAAATTATTGAAAACATTGAGTCAGAGTTAAAGGAAATGGATTTTAATGATTTCATGTTAATCACTATGGCAATAGATGGGTATATTAGTGAGAGTTATATTGATTATGAGTATTCTGAAGAAGAACAGAAATTAATAACAAAATTATTCGATGATTCAGATATTGGTGATATGACAGAAGAGGACTCCAAGAAAATTGAAGCATTAAAACTTGTCAGTCTTGATAGTTTAAAAAAAGGTAATCATGTGAGTGAAGCCATTATTCCTCCCAAATGGATTTTAAAATTGGCAGAAACATGGGGAGAACAAATAATGGATTTATGGTGGGAAAGTGTAAGTGATCTTGTTAAAGCAGGTAGGGTTTATGGTACACTTGGAGATTTGATTGAAGATCCAAATAGATTGAAAACATATTATGGTCAATTGACTAATGTTTTTAAAAAGAAATTTGCAGCTAAGTATGGTCTTGAAATACAACCTACTAAGGAACGTAAAGAAACAATTGATCAGACAATGACGAAATTATCTTCATGGGCTGGTAAAATGTTGCGTAATGGGGCGGTTATTAAACAGAATAACCCTGAAGTTTGGCAAAGAATACAAAACGTTTTACAGGCTAAATCGGCAAAGAGTAAGGTTAATAAGAAAATTGAAAGAAATAAATAAATGAATAGGCAATTTGAATTGATAGAACAAAGATTAAAAAATGGTCAAAGGTTGATGATGTTGGAATTGACTGGTTTATTGCGAAATTATGTTAGAGATAAAGCACCATTAATAGACAAATATGATTATTCTAAAGATTTAAAAATAGGCTTAGTTCCTGATGTAGATGGAGGAATAGGTTCTATAGTTTATTTTAGTAAAATATCCAGAAAACTTGAAGAAATAGAACAAAATACAGTTGTTTATGTTAATATTAAACCTAATAATCCACGTAGTAAAGATTACATAAAGATTTTATCTAAATATAATCCTTGGCCTATGGATTTGTTGCCAATAGTTTTAACATTGAGAGATTCGGATAATGTTACGAAAATAGTATCTGCACACGAATATCAAAACGTGAGAACTAGAATTACTCATAATGCAGGAAAAATACAGATGGAATTAAGAGCAAGTGGATTAAGTGGAGCGGTAATCAATTCTGACAATAGTTTTGTTTCTTCGGAAGTTTATGATGATGTGGAATTTTCAGTATTAAGAAAAGAATTTGGAATATTAGAATCGCAACAACCACATTGGCGACCTGCATTAAGTAAGTTATCAAAAGACTTGAAAAATGTAAAAGAAAAGTTTATAACATATATTGAAACAGGGAATGAAAGCATTTTTGATATTCCCAATTATGATAAAATTGCTAAATCAGATTTAGATTCTGATGGTATGTTTAAGAAAATTATTGCTAAGAGTGTAACACTCGGAAAGGTGTGATCATGGCTGTAGATCTAGAGACTGTTAACAAAAATTTAACGAATGTTGAAATTGAACTCCTGCAAAGACAAAATGATATATTGAGTCAGGATGGTAGTAAAGTAGGAGATGAAGTAGGAGATGAAGAAGGTGATGAAGGATATGAAGGTGAATATGAAGATGAAGAAGGAGAAGGAGAAGGAGAAGAGGAAGAATAATTTTTATGACTATATCTATTGTTGGTTTTAAAGATTTTGATTTAGGAGTTTATTTAACTCTTGGAGCGGAATTGATCAGTTATGAAATTGATGGAACTGTACGAAATGCCTATGCAGTAGATTTAAGAAATAGAGATGATTTTCCTTTAAAAGTTACAACAAATATACCTAATTTGGATGGTAAAATTCCAGTTTTTTTTATGACTCCTGAAGATGTTTATCAGGAATATATTTTACCTTGTTTTGTGGTTCGTAGCAATGAGCCAGCACCAGCATATGATCGCAATCCTGCATGGGGTTGGAGACGTAAACCCTCAAATGATGCTAAGTTAGTATCTATAAAAAAGGGTAATATAATTATTAATGGTTATGATAAATATGATGTAGCTTGGCAGGATATTCCATTCAATCTAAGTTATGATGTGCAGGTTATGGCCAGAAGTAGAAATAATGGTATTACTATGTTACAGTGGGCATTACGTAGATTAAGACCACCATATTTTAGTACAATGGTTTATGATTCTAATGGTGACAAACGATTGTATGATTCTGGCCCAGTTTCAGTATCTAATATGAGTGAATTAGCGGACATTTCGGATCGCATGAGTGCATGGACTGTTAATTTCGAGATACAAGGTGGTATTAGTTTGGTTCCTCAAGCGAGTTATGGAAGTAAAATGAATATTGGAAGTAATGGTGAAATATTCATGCCATATCCAAGTGAAACTACTAATTTTGTAGGACTAGAAGTTTATAAAATTAGAATAGGAGATGTTAGATGAATAAAATAAGATTTTTTAAATACTATTATTACGGAAGCAAACCTGTACCAATAACGATCAGCAGAACTAAAAGCATGATTGTTGAACCTTATTCTTTTTTCACTATTCCAGAAGATGCACAGGGAGAGTTGGGTAAAGTTACAAAACAGGGAAATGTTAGGTTTGTTTCAATTGTAGCAAATCCAACTATAGAGCCTAAAAATATTATGCCTAAAATACCACAGGTTAATACTCCACTGAATGGAGAACCTGAAAAAAGAGAGCCGTTAAAAATTATTATTAAAAGTAACGTCAAACCTTTTCCTAAAATTGAAACACAGAGTAATGGAATGTTAAAAAAAGAGCGTGTTTCACAAATGGAAGATTTAGAACTTGCAGTTAAACCTAGAGTTTTAGTTCAGGAATCTGAACCAGTAAATATCGAACCAACTAAAGAGATTATTGTTTCATCAGAGATAAAGCGTTCAGTTAATGAATTAAAAACTAAAAATATTGATAAAAATAAAGAATACAATGAAGAAAAGATAGTAGAAAAGGAGATAGTTGATATTGAAAATATTGATAAAAATGAATTAATCGATGAAAAAGAAAATATAGATATTGACAACGGTATAGAAAAAAGGGAAAATACAAATGATGATGATGATTCTGTAAAAAAAGATGCTAAAGTTGAAGTTGAAGGTGGGAAAATAGCAGTGGTTAAAAAGTTAACTACCTTAAAGAATAAACGAAAACGTTCTGTACATAATAAATAGTTAGAACGCAATGTGCCTTGCGAGGCGATATAAAAGGAGAAAATAATGTCAGACTTATCATATCCAGGTATTTATAATAAAACAAAAAAAGCTACTCCTAATGCCCCACAAGGTGTTTCATCTTCAGTTATGGCGATCGTAGGATTTACACCAGAAGGCGAAACTAATAAAATTATTAATATTACTTCTTTTAATGAGGCTATTAGTAAAATTGGAGATTTCAACACAAAAAGTTCTGTTGTTGATGCTTTACTAGGATATTATCTTAATCGTGGTAAGAATGTAAATTTAGTCAGAGTTGTAGGTTCAGGAGCTGAAAAAAGTGATAATTATTTCAGCAAAACTAAAATTGGCGAAAATATTACAGTCTCCCCATTACCTGATGGTGTAGAAACAGATTTTGTATTTGCATCCATTGATGCACTTGACAAATTACCTATGGTTGCAGGATCTCTATTAGTTACTGATTCGGCATTAAATACCTTTACTGACAATGGTGATGGAACTCTTACGGGTTCTATTGGTGGGGCTATTGGTACTATTGATTATCTCACAGGAGAGGGCACACTGCATTATCCCTCTGGTTCTGAACCAATATTAGCAACTACATTCAGTGCAGATTATAGTTATAAGACTTTTGGATTTGAAATGTTATGGGAAGGAGTTGCTGGAGACGAATTTAGAGTTTCAATAGAAGGCGATTCTACTTATAATGTTCCAAGTACATCTTCTTATTCTAAATATATTGTTAAAGTTCTCAGGGAAAGTTCTGTGGCTGGAGTTTATGACACTGAAGAAACTTTCACTAATGTGGCGCTTACCGATCCAACTGATGTTAGATTTATTGGCACAGTGTTAAATGATTCAATTCTTGGATCTCAATATATTAAAGTTATTATTTATGGGAATAATGAAGTGCCTGTTGGATTGAATGGAACTCAGGTTGTTGCAGAAGTTCTTGCTCCATTACCAGTTTATGATAATAGTACACGAACTTTTGAGTATATTTTTGCAAATAGTATTAATAAATTATCTTTGGATATGAATGTTTATCCAACTGCTAAAAATGAAAATATTGGAACTCCTGTTGTTGGACTCACATTTGCTGGAACACTTGGTCATTTACCTGATGTATCTCAAGTTAATTCAGTATTGTTGAATGTATCTATTGCTGGTAGTAATGAAACTTATATAAATTCTGTGACTGCTACAGCATTAGTAGGTAGTGATGGCGGAACTGGCACCATTGATGCACTTGGTAATTTTGCGATTACTACAGGTGGAGGAACTTTTGATGCTACAGTTTGTTATGCGAATTATATTTGGGATGTACCAGTAAATATCATTGACGATGGTATGGGTAATGTTTCAATTGCATCTGGTGGAGATAATATTTGGATTCTTGATCCTAATGCTACTAATGCTATAGATTATGATACTGGAACAGTCTCTATTACATGGAAATATGTGTTGAGTCCCATAGTTGCGCCATATACTGCTGATCTCGTAGTTCCCAATATTGCATGGGTACAAACTGCTGATTATTATGCTCAACCATTGTTTAGTCAGTCTCATATCGATTTTACTGGAGGAAATGACGGGCTTGCAGTAACTAGAAGCGATATTTCTGGAGCGTCATTATTAGCATCTGGAAAAGGCATTTATGCTTTAAATCAAACTGATGATATTTTACAGGTTTGTGTACCAGACTTTGAAAGTGATTATTTGGTAGTTCAGGATGTGCTCGATTATTGTTTGACTAGAAATGATAGATTTTTCATTTTTTCAGTTCCTGAAGGTTTAGATTATGATGGAGCAGTAAATTGGAAGAAAAATATTGTAAATAGAAATAGTTGTGAGGTTGGTGCATGTTATTATCCTCAAGTTAAAATTACAGATACACTAAGTGGAGTTGCAAGAAATTTCCCTGTTGGTGGCTACATGGCTGGTATTTATGCCAGAACGTTTAATGAAGTTAATGTATCTCAAGTACCTGCTGGAACTGCATATGGTGCAATTAGTGGTATTATTGGATTAGAAAAAACATTAACAGAAGGCCAAGTTGGATTTTGTAATTTAGAAAATGTGAATTGTCTTGTAAATTGGGCAAATACTGGATTGGTAGCGTGGGGTGCTAGAACACTTCAAACTAATGGAGAAATGCCATATATTAACATGGTTCAAACTCAAATGTATGTACGCAAGTTACTTAATACTGCATTATACATTTATGTTTTTGGTTCTAATACTGCATCATTTAGGAGTAGAATACAATCTAATCTTGAATCAATTTTGAATGGTTTATTTAATGCTAATTATTTTGCAGGCGACACAGCTGCTGATTCATTTTATGTTATTTGTGATGATTCTAATAACGGTAGTGATGTTGCTAAAAATAAAGTCATGATTGAAGTGGGTTTAGCATTAGCAGAACCAGCCGAATTCATTGTATTAACATTGAGTCACATCTTACAGCAAGCATAAGGTATAAACATGCCTATTACTTATAATGAATATGTAAACCCTACAATTATTATTCAAGAATTTGATGTTGGTGCCAATGTTTCGGGTATTACTCCTAATGGAACTAAAGAATATGATTATGAAACTAAGGGTCGTATCCTTAGATATAGACATTGTACTGTTGGTGGAGAATTTATAGCTCCTGATGTTTTTGGGATGGCAATGAGTCAGATTTTAGTGAAACTAACTGGTGCCACAAATGTCAATATTGTAATATATGATACTGATACTGGTATTGAATTTAATGCTTTAGATAGTTCGTTAAATCTTGAATTAAAAACTGATGATTTTGTCTGGGTATTTAGAGGTATGTTTTTACCTCCTAAATGGAAATTAAAAGTAGTCGCCACAGGTGTATTAACAGGAATTGGCGAAATAGCAATTTGGCAAGGTAGAGGTTGGGAACTGACACCATTTTCACTTGTTGATTTATAATTATTAGAAAGAGGTATAACATGGCACGTTCACAAAGAGAAGATTTTATCCAAGGATTTAGGTTTCATGCCAGAACTGCTGATTTTACTGCATTAGGTTACGATCCACTTTCTGTCAATAGGATAGGAAGTTCTGGTGTAGATTCAGAAGCAGGTTTCCAGCAAATAACTATACCAGAAACGAGCGCTGAGGCATCCGAATATCGTGAAGGTATTTATAAATGGACTCGAAAACTTCCAGGCCCACCTACACTAAGCGATACAACCTTCATGCGAGGAGTTGTAAGAGGCGATACTGGGTTTTATGATTGGATGATTCAAACAGCTACTGGTGGTGATTACCGTGTAGACATTGATGTTTTTCAATATGCCCGTGGTGATATAGATGCAGGGGTAGAGGAACACATTAGTGCGATACCATCCAGAACTTACAAATTGATTGATGCTTTTCCTATTAGGGTTAAACCTGCTGGGGATCTTGACTCTAGTACTGGTGATGTTTCTATTGCTGAAATGGATGTGGCATCTGAAAAAGTTATTTTGGTAAGTGAACTTTAATATGGTCAGGTTTATGATTGGAGATTTATGGCTAGGCTCAGAATTACAGATGAACTTCAATCGTTTAGGTTTTGGCTTGTAGATATATATCCATCTTCAAAATTTCCATATTTTGCATTAGGTGGGATTACGGCAGGGTTTAGTAGTATTACCATGCCCGAAATAACTGTAGAATTAGATACTATTAATGAGTTTAATTCAACTACCCCACATCATGAATACTCTAATTCCACTTATTCAAATATGACATTATCAAGGGGGTCAAGGATTTATGACAGTTCATTTTATAACTGGATAAAAAGTTTTATTGATGGGAGTGATATTGTAAGACGTAATTTGTTATTAATTCATTACACTGGTGTATTAATTGAAAAACCAAGTGTCATGAGTTTTCCTATTCCTGAAACTGTAGATGGCACTTATTTACCAGCAAAATTTTGGTTACTTTCAGGTTGTGTACCTACAAGGTACAAGGCTGGTAGTGATTTTGATGCTAAAACTGGAGAAGTTAGTATTTCAGAATTAGATATAGCAATGCGATTGTTTAAGGAAATATCATTATCTCAAAATGAAGTAGGAACATTAATAGAAATGGTAGTGAATAATGTATAATATTTTAACAACTGCATTAATAGCCAGTATAGTAACCTCAGTGATAGCAATTATAGGATGGATAGGTAATAGATGGTTTAATAGTCAAGACAAGAATCAAGATTTAATACGTGATGATTTTAAAAACATCGATAACAATGTAGAAGACATGGGAAAAGTCATAGATAAGACTAAAGAAGATTTTAATGCAAAAATAAGTAGCCTTAATTCCACGCTGTATCAAATAGAAAAAAATCAGGGGAGAAATTTTGAGAGAATTAATATAATAGATCGTAGTGTTTCAGAACGTTTTAATAGTTGTCCGTATAAAGATCGGATCACTACAATTAATAATAGATTAACTAAATTAGATGGGGATGATAAATACGGAGAAGGTCATATAGCAGTAATAGAAACGAATATCAAGCGATTGGAAAAAATCATGAATATAGAAAAAGATGTACATGATATTTCGGAACAATTAAAGGCCATTAATATTAAAATGGAAGCATATAATGATTCTCTTCATGAATTAAAAGAAGATATATCAATAAAATATGTGTCAAAAGAAACATATCGTAGAGATATGGATACATTAAATAAATCAATTAATTCGTTGGTTAAAATTTTGAAACATAAATTTCAATTAGGCGCAGGGACTGAATTAATGATGACTATACCTAATGATGATAAAGACTAAAAACGAAATCGATTTCGTCAAAAAGGAGTTTACAATGTTTACTGATAAACCGTTTTTAAAATCCAGAAAATTTATTGTTTTCATAGTTTCCATAATAATTTATTTTATTAATTCAACTTTAAAGAAATTTAATCTGCCAAGTATTCCATCAGATCACATTCCAGAGTTGATATTGTTGATTATCGGATGGTTGGGAGCACAGGGAATTGCAGATTATAATAGCAGTAAAAATCAAGAAGAAGAACCTGAAAAAGTAAAAGAGAGTTTACCCAAAGACTAAATTGACAAAAAAGAAGAAATAATGGACGCTATTTAGTTTTATTTTCTTTAATAATAACTAAGGATCTTTAAATAAGTCAAATTTTCTTCTTGACTTGTATGTTTAAAAGCAACAAATGGTTTGTATGAGGATTTTTTAAAATACTCTAAGATTAAGATAAAAACCCAACAAAAAAAGAGTTAAAAATAATTTGTATTTTCTTTGATATAGGTGTATCTTAAACATAGATAGGAGATTAAAGATGAATTCAAAGTTGAAGTTTAAAGTTAACAAAGGTCATATGATTGAATTATTAACACATAATGTAGATATATCCAAATACGGGGGATTCATGATTGATGGGTTAGTCCGTTTGGAGATAAAAGATGAAAGTCTAACTGCATCTTCAGGTAATATGTATATGAGTGGAATTTCAAAGATGAGTGTCAAAGATACATCTTTAGAAATAGAAGAAAAAGGAAGTGTTATCATAACGGGAACTACATTATTAAATATTATATCATCTTTTGATGATGGAATAATTAATTTTGAATGTAAGCACGATGATGAATTGTCTTACATTATGGTCAATCAGGGTAAGAAAAAATATAAAATCAATTCTTTTAGTGATGATAATTTACCTAATTTCGGTAATAATGATTATGATTTTGATTTATATAATGAGATAGATGGTCATTTAATCACTAATATTTTAAGTAAAACTTCTAAATTAATTGATAGAAAAACAATGAATTTTATTGTATTGCGAATTGATGAAAATAGTTGTTTTGGCGTTGGAGCCAGTATGAGCAATGCTGTTTTTTGTGAATATAGAAATGATTTTGATGCTAAATTAGGCGAAGAAAGAAGTCTGTATATCCATGGAGAAACTATAAAATTTATAGAAAAACTTGCGAATAGAACAGATTTATCAGTATATGATAAAGATGATAAGTTGCATTTATTCTGGGAGAAAGCAGGAACTTTTCATACGTTTATTATTAAGATAAATATAGATTCACGCATGGATTTTTATGATTTACTAAAACAATTAAAATTTAACGGCAGTTTTTTTTGTAATAAAGCAGAGTTGGAAAACGCTTTAAAAATGATCATGATTATGCAGGACAAGGTTGGTTTTGTTTATTTAAGTTTAAATGAGAAGGATATGACAGTTAGACTTAAAAGCACAAAAGGAACGGCAGTAACATCAATAGATATAGAATATGAAATAGGGGATGAGGTTAAAGAAGATATTGAAACTAAAGAGGATATTAAAGTTGAATTTGAATGTATAAAATTACAATATGAATGTATTAATTTACTGACAGGTATTGGCTTAATTGAAGGAGATGTGTTGCAAATATTTTATAAAGATACTAAGAGTCCGATATTAATAAAATCTCCTGATTCTGATTCTGATCGTGTAGTTCTTTCGGCAGTAAAAGAGGTGTGATATGAGTGAAATAAAAGTTGGATTAATAAAAAAAGATCAATCTGCAATTGGAGCAAAATTAACTCATTATGGAGATTTTAAATCTGCAAAAATGATGCTGGATAAAGATGCAAATGAATATGTATGGAAAGTGGCATTCAAAGGAAATAGTTTTGATTTATATGATTTAGCAAAAAAACATGATGGTATTTTAGAACATACCGTTTTTAGTTTTTCGATAGAAAACATATCAAGACTTGCAGTTGAATATTTAGAACATCATAGATTGGCATCATATTTGGAAGTTAGTTTTAGGAAACAACGTCAACTAACATTTTATCATGATAAATCAATAACCATGAAAGAAAATCAAAAATGTATTGATAGAGAAGAAGATATAGCAAAACAATATCTTGCATTAATTATGAAAAAAACATTACCTGAAAATGCAAGATATATGATTCCTTTGAGTGTTTTAACTTCAGTGCAATTGACTGTAAATGCCAGAGCAGGAATTCGCATTTGTCAAGACTTGATAAATGCAGATCTTAAAGAAGTTCGAGATTTAGGTAATAAAATATTAAGACATATTCAAAATCATTTTGGTTGGAAAAAACTATTATATATGAATGAAACTAAGGCATGGAACCCTTTTGTAAAATTTGCATTAACACATAAAGAAACTAGATTTGAAATATTTGAACCTCCATTTAGAATATTTGAAGGATTGGTTGAGCGTAGAAAAGAATTGAGTACTATTTCTATTGAAGGATACCTTTCAGATAGTGCAATCTCACAGTTGAGAAGACATAGGATAGGATCTTTGTTTATAGAGAGACTAGAGGAAGCAGACGAACGAATGTTACCTGATGGTTCTATTGTTGATTTTAAGTACGAAAATGAGTATAGTGCTCCTATGGGTGTTATGAGACGATTTAAAATGTTTTTAAATTTAAGATCTTATGAAAACATTTTGGATCAAAGATTAAATAAGTCTGCTCAAAAAGAAATTAGAAAATTTTTTGAAAAGATAGTATCCATGTATGAAGGGAGTTAGTTATGAAGTATGAAAAATTAGATGTTCAAATTCCTCTTTTCCCTACTGTATCTGGAATTATTGTGGTTCCTGTAGGTTTGTTACCTGCACCGATTATATTTCAGGCAGAAGGTGGATTTATTAAGATACCTAATATAAAAAAAGCACTTAAAATAAAAATAACAAGAACAAAACAAGATAAATAGAAAAGAGGAAATATGAGACATGTAGATGCTTATTTAGTTAAGGCTAATGGAGAAGTACTTGTTGATGTTAAGGGTGTAGAAGTTCCTGATGTTGGAATTTGGAGCGAAACAGCAGTAACAATATGTGTGGATAAATATTTTACAAAGGAAAACAGGGAAAGTTCTAATCCATCAGTTTTAAAAATGATTAAAAGAGTGGTGGATGGAATTTATGAAAATCAAGAATTAACTCCATCAATAATTAATGATAAAAATCATTTATATGATATATTATGTGCACAAAAAGTTACATTTAATTCACCAGTATGGTTTAATTTTCAAGTTGGAAGTCATTCTAAGACAGGTTCAGCATGTTTTATTTTAGATATTGCAGATAATCTTGAATCTATTTTGGAAACAGATCTAATATCTGCAAAGATTTTTGCTCAAGGAAGTGGAAGAGGAATAAATTTTTCATCATTAAGAGAACAAGGAGCTATGCTTTCTAATGGTGGTAAGGCGTCCGGCCCGTTATCTTTTATGTATAAAGCAGACGCTACTGGACAAATTATAAAATCTGGAGGAAAGCAACGGAGAGCAGCTAGTATGGATATGCTCAATATCGATCATCCTGATATTGAAGAGTTCATAAACGTAAAACGGTTGGAAGAATATAAAGCAAAAGCATTGATTGATTATGACTTGGAACATGGAAATGAACATGGTTGGGCGGTTGGCGGTTTTGAAAGTGAGGCATATAAAACAGTAGCACATCAAAATGCTAATCATAGTGTTGGAATTTATGATAAATTCATGGAGGCAGTTGTCATTGATAAACCATGGGAATTAATTTCGAAGTGTAATAGTAACAAAATAGTTAAAACTGTTCCTGCTAAGAAGTTATTTCATGAGATAGCAAAAAACGCACATGAATGTGCAGATCCTGGTATTTTCTTTATAGATACAGTGAATGAATCTAATCCTTTAAAGTCATTAGGAATGAAGATACACACATCTAATCCATGCCTTGCAGGTAATACGCTGATTGGAACAAAAAATAGAATTGTTCAAACTAAGGATTTGAATCAAAAGATAGTAGAAATATTGCATAAGGATGGATTTGTTAAAGCTAAGTTTTTCTTAACAGGGGTTAAAGAGGTTTTTCGTATTGTGTTTCTGGTGGACATTATATGGATTGTACTGAAAATCATTT